AAGGTGGCTGTCGATAGATGGAACTGGCGCCACTACAAACCCTGGTTGCTGAAGGCCGGCTTCCGGGAAGACCAGGTCGAGGGCGACAACGCGATTTTCCAGGAGTTCGGCCAGGGCTTCATGAGCATGTCGCCGGCGCTGCGTGATCTTGAGGGGGCGCTGCTTGAGCGCAAGCTCGCCCACGGCGGCCATCCGGTGCTGAAGATGTGCGCGGCCAACGCCACGGTGCAGGCCGACCCGGCTGGGAATCGGAAGCTGTCGAAGTCGAAGTCGCATGGCCGCATCGACGGCATGGTGGCGCTGGCGATGGCCATGGCGATGGCCGGAACGGTCGTGCCGGTGCGACAGCCGGAATACCAGCTGATCCGGCTGGTCTGATTTCCCTTTTTGAAAAATTCGGAGGAGCGCGATGGAATCCGCCACGCTCAACCGCGCCTATGCGCTGCTCGACATCAAGTCGGTCGAGGACGACGCGCGCGTCATCACCGGCATCGCCACGACGCCGACCGCCGACCGCCTTGGCGACGTGGTCGACCCGAAGGGCGCGCAGTTCAGGCTACCGCTGCCGCTCCTCTGGCAGCACGACGCGAAATCGCCCATCGGCAACGTGACCGCGGCCCGTGTCACCGATGCCGGCATCGAAATAACGGCCCAGATCGCCAAGGGCGTATCCGCCGAGATCGACCGCGCCTGGTCACTCATCAAGGCGGGGCTCGTCCGTGGCCTAAGCATCGGCTTCAAGGGCCTCGAGGCCGAGCCGATCAAGGGAACCTATGGGGTTACCTTCAAGGCATGGGAATGGCTTGAGTTGTCGGCGGTGACCATCCCCGCCAACCACGAAGCCACCATCGTATCGATCAAGCAATTCGCAGACGGTTTGCAGGGCGCGACAGCCCAGGCGCAGACCGGCTTGCACATCCTTCCCGGCGTCTCGGGGAAACAAACCATCAGTTTGCGCCCGAAGGACGCCAGGAAAGTGACCAGAACCATCCAGGAGCAGATCGCTGCTCTCGAGGCCAAGCGTGCTGCGACCGCGGCCCGCATGGCCGAAATCATGCAGAAGGCCGCGGAGGAAAACCGCACCAGCGACGAGGCCGAGCAGGAGGAGTTTGACGGACTCGAGGCCGAGCTCGCTCCGATCGATGCCGACCTCAAGCGTTTCCGGACGCTTGAGAAGGCGCAGGTCTCCAGCGCCGCGCCGGTCGGCACCGTGACCACGGTCAGGGATGCGGGCGATATGCGGACGCCGTCCGCCTATCGGGCGCCGGTGCAGCTGCGGAATAACCACGCAAAAGGCACCGGCTTCATCCGCCTGATGATCTCCAAGTGGATCGGAGCGCAGGAGGGCCGCCCGGCGGCCGACATCGCAAGGGAACGCTTCGGCGACATGCCGGACGTCGAGATGGTCCTGCGCAGCGGCCTCAATGCCGTGAACTGGGTGGAGCGGGCCGCGGTTGCCGCCGGCACCACGACCGACTCGGCCTGGGCGGCACCGCTTGTCGTCGTCAACAACCTGGCGAGCGAATTCCTCGAAAGCCTGTGGCCGGCGACCATCCTCGGCCGCATTCCCGGCATCCGGCGCGTCCCGTTCAACATCAGCGTGCCCAGGACGCTGACGGACACGACCGGCTATTGGGTCAGCCAGGGCAGCCCCAAGCCCGTCAGCGCCATGACCTTCGACACGGTGACGCTGCGGTTCAACAAGCTGGCCGGCATCTCGGTGATCACCGAGGAACTGGCACGCTTCTCGTCACCGGCGGCAGAGGGCGTGGTAGCCACCTCGCTGCGCAATGCCATCGTCTACAAGATGGACCGTGATCTGCTCGACCCGACCGTCGCGGAAGTCAGCGGCGTCAATCCGGCATCGCTGACCTACAACGTGACGCCCACGACCGCGACAGGCACCACGGCCGATGCGTTCAGGGATGACTTCGCGTCGATGATGGCGACTTACCTGACCAACAACATGTCAATGTCCGGCGTGGTGCTGGTCATGACCTCGGCCCAGGCGCTGAAGCTGTCGCTGATGCGCAATACGCTGGGCGGCCGTGAGTTCGAAGGCCTCAGCGCCAACGGCGGGTCGGTCGAGGGCATTCCGGTGATCACCTCGGAGAACATCGTCGCAACCGGCGGCAGCCCGACCGATGGTTATCCGATCATCGCGATCAACGCGCCGGAAATTCTTCTGGCAGACGATGGCGGCGTCTCGATCGACATGAGCCGGGAAGCCAGCCTGCAAATGGACTCGGCACCGGATAGCCCGGCCACGGCATCCACCGTCATGGTCAGCCTATGGCAGACCAACCAAATCGGGCTGAAGGCGGAGAGATTCGTGACCTGGGCGAAAGGCCGCAGCCAGGCGGTGCAGTTCATCCAGAACGCCAAGTACGCCTGATCACTCCCAGCTGGGGGCCGGGCAACCGGCCCTCCCTTTTTTCACGGAGAAAGCCATGCCCAGCTATCGAGCGCTCAGATCTTTCCCGTTCGGGAAGAACCGGCTGAAGGTGGGCGACGTAATCGAGACCAAGGAAACTCTGGGGGACTTCTACATCAAGGCCGGCCTGGTGGAGGCGGCAGAGGCCGCGAGCCCGGCGCCGACGCCCACTCCAAAACCCGTGCCGGCAGGGGTCGAGGCGACAGAGGCGCCGAAGGAACCGGAACCGACCAAAAAAAAGCCGGTACGGCACCAGGCAAGAGCGGAATACGAACGCCGCGACATGAGGGCGAAGGAGCCGGTGACTGGCCGGACTGGCAAGGCCAAAGCGTAATCATCGTAGCGTCCGGCCCATCGGCCAGGAAGATCGACCTCGGGGCGGCACGGGGCCTCAAGGCGATCGCCATCAAGGAAGCCATCTCGCTCATTCCATGGGCCGATGTGGTCTACGGCTGCGATGCGCCCTGGTGGACGCACCGGCGCGGGTTGCCTGACTTCAAGGGGCTGAAGGTCTGCTATGCCGGGAACGGGCTATCGGGTTATCCCGAGGTCCGTCGCATCGAGATCGAGAAGACCAACGATGCCTTGTTGCTTCACAAGCACGGGAAGACGGGCTCGGGCGGCAATTCCGGTTTCCAGGCATTGAATCTCGCCATCCAGTGGGGTGCGCGGAAGATCCTGCTCGTCGGCTATGACATGAGCGATGCATCGGGCGCGCACTGGTATGGCCGCAACAACTGGATCGGGGCGAATAATCCCAACGGGCATAACTTCAAGCGGTGGATCGCCGCGTTCGAGACCGCCGCGAAGCAATGCCGCGAGCTCGGCGTCGAGGTCGTCAACTGCTCGCCATGGTCGGCGCTGGCATGTTTTCCGAAGATGACGATCGAGGCGGCGCTTGGGGATAGGTGACCAACTGATCGGAACCGGCCTCGCGCGCGGGGCGGCGGCGAGAGGCAAGCGCATAGCCTTCGGTGATGGCCGGCAGATCCTCTGGGACCAGCACAGCGCCATGATCTTCCATGGCAACCCGAACGTCGCGAGGCCGGGCTCGGAAGGCGCCAAGGACCTCGAATGGATCCCGTTCTACAAGGGCAATCGCATTTACAACCGTCCTGGCGGCGATCGCTGGATCTGGAACTACGAGTTCAAGCCGAAGCCCGGCGAGATCTTCCTCGACGCGATCGAGCTCGCGCATGGCCGGCGCTACGGAAAGGATTTCGTGCTGGTCGAGCCGAGCATGCTGCAATGGAAAACCTATGCGGCGAACAAGGATTGGGGGCGTGACAATTTCCAGGCGGTCGTCGACCGGCTGAGGGCAGCGGGCGAGACCGTCCTGCAATTCAAGTTCAAGCGCGGCGCCGAGATGCTGAAGGGAGCGATGAAGGCCAGGACGCTGTCGTTCCGCGAGGCGATGGGGGTGCTGAAGAATGCAAAACTCTACATCGGGCCGGAAGGCGGGATGCATCATGCCGCCGCGGCGCTCGGCATCCCGGCCGTGGTCATCTTCGGCGGCTGGATCCCGCCGTCCGTCACCGGCTACGATATGCATGCCAACATCACCGGCAGCGACGCTCACTTCTGCGGCTCGTTCTAGCC